TTCTCTTTCCCACGAGTTTTTCAGCCATCCTTGCTCCTTTGCTTCTTTGGGGTTTGTTGTAATCCAGTGATGGCAGATAAAGCACAATGCTGCGCAATTCTTTTCATCTAGGATTGATCCCCCTCTAGCTCTGGAAAGAATCTCGTGAACTTGAGATGATGGTGCAATCCAACATCTTTCGCACTTTGGTCTTTCACTGAGTATTTTTGCTACGAGTTTACGTCGCAAAACATATTTTTGTGCCATTTTCTTTGACCTGGCTCTCATGTATATTGTCCAGTCGCTTCTGCTCCAAATTGAGTTCTAAGTGCAGCGGAAACGGATTGGCCAATGCTAATTTGTGCTCGTAAAGTATTTATGCGTTCTTTGCATGCTCTTAAAACCTGCTCAGTAAGTTCCATTTCTAACTTAAGATCTGAACATTTCAAGTTGGCCTCATATTTACGTAAATCCATTGAACCTGTTGATTCAATAAATGCCATTGCGTAACTTTTCTCAAATTTTGCTTTTTTCTCAACAAAATCATGGTCAAGTTCAGCAATTTCGTCAGTTGCTTTGTCCAAAAGGCGAGACAACTCACTTAAACGCTTAATGACTTCAGTTTGATTTGGTAGCATTATTTGCTCTTATCTACTTTAAGGCAGGATTTGCATACTAAAGCATTTCCCATAAGTCTCTCGAACTCTGGAAAATAAGTCCAAATGCCGCATGATTCACATCTAACAATGTTGCTGTCAATCATTTCTTTGACCTGCCAAAAAAGATTCAAACTTTGTCATTTTTTCAGGAACGTGTCCTTTTAAGATCTTTCGAGCGGTTGATGATATTTCACCTATTGTATTGCCTGACCACATTGGTTCGTAAGGCAAATATGCACCGTTTAAGTATGTTTTAATCCATTGAGCTGAAGGCATATGTTGTTCATAAATATGCATTGATCCAACATTGTGTACGTATGAACCCATTTCAAGATCTAATGCTTTGGCAATTGCTCCTTGTAGACCAATAAACTGAGTCAAATCATATGGCAGTCCAAGGTATACATCATTGCTTCTCATGTTGGTACGAGCAATAAGTTTGTTGTCTCGAATAAAATACTGCAAATTAAGAGTACATGGAACATCTTTTACATTTGCATTTAGATCTTTATTAGAATCGAAAATAGTCAAGACCGCTTGTCTAGTTGAATAATCCTTTTTTAATTGGTCAACTACTTTAGACAAATTGCCATAAAGTCTCGGTCCGTAAGCTCCATGTAAAATATTGTGATCCATATAATTATTAAAAACTTCTGCTGTGTCTGTCATTATTTCTGGATCAGATGTTTGTCCAACAAGTTGTAAACACTCCCGCGCTCCTATTTGATGATTAAACTTTCTGTTTTCCATTTTGACAGGAATATGCCATGGACTTTCTATTTTTAGTGTGACGTTGAGCAGTTCTCTTGTAACTTGACCACGTGGAGCAATAGCATCTCCATGTTCGATTGTGTATTGAGTTGCCAATTCTAAAGCTTCTGAAGGTGTTGCTGTGACTATAAACATTATCTAACCGCCTCGCTCTGAATTATTTTTTTATCTAAATATTTAACTTTGTTGTATGCTTGAATGAATAAATTGCGTGAAAAAAGAACAAATTCAATTTCTTTTTCTTCACCACGGCTTAACAATTCATCAGCAATAGCATCTTCTGATCTAGTTAGGAGAATGAGTTGAGCTCCAAGTTTTGCCAGCTCCCAATTGCATTGGTCAAATTCTTGTTCATCAAATAATGATGATCTGCCATAAATAAATGGCCAAACAATTTCACCTACGTGCCAACGATCTAATACCAAATTGTTAGATCTGATTGGACGAATATATTCTTCGACCCAGTTTGCAGATGTTGGATGCGAAGCATGCAAATAATCAGCATTTCTTTGATCCGCTAATTTTCTGGCAAATGTAGTTTTGCCTGTACCATCAGAACCTTCGATGATTGTTATCATCTGAATTCACCCCAATTTCTATTCGAATCAACTTCAGATGCTTTCATAAATTCTGGTTTAACGTCGCCTGCAACATTCCAGACAACGGTACTAGATTCATGAGGAGCATTTGTCTGGGATAACATAAACCGTTCAAGGCCTTTGCAGTCGTAGGTCGGCGCTGAAGATATTTCAGCATTGATCTTTTCGGCATAATCTGCAGGTTCTCTAAAACCTCTGTGATAGGCTGAGACGTCAGCTTTTCCTATTTCACCTGGATGTAGATTTCTTGCAACAGCAACTCCATGAAATTTTGCATTTGGCCACGTAATTTGTAAAGTTCTTGTCAACACTCCAGTTGAAATGACTGAAACAACATCTTTGGGTTCTGGTCTATTTCCCCATTGTTGTAAAGTAGATTTAATTCCAGCAGCAACTACTAATGGATGATCTAAACCAAATGGAACAAACATCGCATTGTTTTCTGCAGCCCATTCTTTTGCATATTTATTCAAAACTGGCATTGCAGCAATACGCCTAAAAATAGGTTGTGCTCCACGTTCAATACAAACTAATTGATGGTCACTCACAACTTTACTTGCAGGCATAAACAAAGTTAACTTTTTGTTATACTTTTTTGCTAACGCCGAGAGCGATACACCTGCCCAACCTACTCTTGGTTGCACGTAGACTAAATGATCTGATTCCATCGTGCGGACTAATAGATCTCCCCAACGACCTTTAGTGCCTATTCCTGTATTGGAATCGTCCCAAATAGTTGCTCCATAAAATGTCGTAATGTTTGGACTTGGTGCATCATCTTCCCATCCTTCTGCAAGTTCAAGCCATTCGTCCTTTGTTTTGTATGAATATTTATTTGTATTATCGGTTGTCACCTTAAACACTATGCGCCTCCAAATGTTTTCTATAAGTCCAATGCTTCGTATGTTCTGGTATCATCGAATTATTTGTAACCTGCCAAGGCTTGAGATGTTCATAACCTTTTGGTACATAGCATTCAACGTATCTTACGTAATCACAAGCAACATCTTCTAAACTAAATCCTTTGCCAAGATCTCGTTCCAGATCTCTTGGATCATACGGGGATCGAAATTCTTCACAGATTTTGTCCATTGCAGCATCAAGGAAATCTTTTTGCTTGTATCCTTCATTCTTAAATAACAAGTTTAAGGCTTCTATTGCATTTTTTCCGTAATTCACACGACTCCATGGGTCTATGAGTTCAGGAAAATATTGAGCAATATCCATCACAAATGCTGTCATAACAAAATGAAAACATTTCAGACCATTAGATTTATGCCATTCATTGATCCAATCAACGCCTTCTCTGATTGACATTGATAATGGATTGTAAGAAAGATAAGTGTAAAAATCTTTTACCAGATGCGGCATATATTCTGCAATATACAATTGAGAACCACGTGGATATTGTTCTGTTGGTTTAGGAAATTGTGGAATCTGATTGCCAATACTAGTAAATATTGGTCTACCAGACTTCATTTCATTTACAACATAATTTCTCATATGGATCATGTTATCTGCATTTAGTGCCATGTTTGACAATATGCTATTGCGAAATCCATGGTCATAACTAAATGACGCACCTGAACCTGTTACTCGATGAACCATAAAAAGAAAAAACCAATCCATCGTGTGTAATTCATAATTGTCAAATCTTGCGTCAATTTGCCATTTCTTAGGATTTTTACTGCCATACCATATTTGTTGTATAGCATTGCTAAACCCTGCAAACTCACGATCTACCGTATCGTAAATAGTAATGTGATGTTGCAATGGATCGTCAACGTGGAGATCTTCTGAAGTATCTCGTCCATTTTCACTTGAGATGTTGATTGTTTGAAGTACTGAGGCTCTCTCGTAGTACTTCTTAAAATCTTCCCAATAGATTGTTTCAACTAGCTGCGGCATATGTACTCATATTAGGTTGATTATTTAATAAATCCCATTCGTAAAACTCTGGAGACAAATGGACAGAACCAGGCTTTTCCATATAAGTTTTTGCATAGGTTTCAGGATTCATTAAATACCAGTTTTCTGGCCATTCGTGAACATTTTCGATTTCATATTTCATTTCATTGGTCATGATTGATCTAACAAAATCGCGTGCACCTCGTTCACCATAAAATGCTGTACCCTTGTAAAATCCAGTTTGAGGGATTTTACGACCTTCAAACTCAATAGGATATGGGGCCGTAACTTCGTAAGTACCAATTAAACCTGTCTTTTGCAGATCTTCTAATTGCTTTTTCAGTTGAATAACAAGTTGTCTTGCAGCTTGGACTGGTTCAGATTGACGGCATAAATGATGTCTAATGTCAACATTGCCAGCATTGATTACTAAATGAGGTACAAAATAATCTGGCAAATAACTCTTGATGGTTCGTTCTAATAAACCATGCAATGTAAGTCCATCATGGCGGTAGACAACCGTATTAGCGCGGTATCTAGAAATAGAATGAGAATCACCAATGATTACTCTTTGAATATCTAGAACAAGATCTTCATGCTTTATTACTTCGCATTGCATAAGATCTTTGATTTTTGACCATTCACTATCGCTAAAATCAAAATCAGTTTTAGCAGCACGTGGTCTTAATATTCTTTCAATGTCACCGATTGGCATATCCAGAGCTTTGATATTGGCAAGATCCATGTCCAAAACTCTGGCAATTCTATCTCTTGTCTCTCTAGTATAGCCGCCAAATAGATTAAAGACTTCACCTTTGAATTCCATTGGAGTTGACACTAACCAAATGTTGTCTTTTACAAGATCTTTATTGCCAAATGCAATTACAACATCCTGATCTAGTGCTACTTGAGCCATACAACGCTGCATACGTGGCCACGCTGATCTGTGGCTAGCAATTCTGTCTGTAAATGATGTGACTACATCGTCTAGTACGTATGTCATTCTATGTGCTCGCAGGCTAATGGTGTGCATAGAACTGCGGCATCATCAAATGCTCGATTACAACTCTGGCATTTTCCGGCTACTCCATCATAACCTGCCATCTGTCGGCGTGCATTTTTTTCTGCTTTGAGGCAATAAGCCTCGACAATGTCTCTTTCATTTACATTTGCCAGTAAAATTAAATTGCACCAGAAATGTAAAACGTCAATCATTTCGCCAATAAATGCTTCACGGTTGAAATGCCTAGAAGTTGCCCATGGCTTCCATCCAGTTTCATTCAATGCTTCATGTAACTCATCTGTTAACGCCAAGCTCATGTCACGAATATATTGAGCTCGTTTTTCATCATTTAATAAACTAATGTCTGTCTTAAAATGCTTCTTCTGTAACTCACGCTGTGAATTAAGAATTAAATCTAGTCCACTCATTAAATTGCCCCCTGAATTAGTTTGATGTTGTATTCTCTTGCTATTTTTCCAATTGCCTCTAAGTCATAAATAGATCCATCTATAAGATCTGTATATCTGACTTCATTGATTCCATAACTTGCAATGACTTTGATGCATTCCAGACATGGGTGATGCGTTACGTACATGTAACCACCACGAGTTTGATCTGGTGTGCAATATCTCAAAGCATTTATCTCTGCATGAATAACGTAGCTGCGCCTAGCATCTCGATCTCCCCAATTGATGTCGACTCCAGACGCAGCTCCGTTATAACCGATGCTTATGATGCTTCGATCCATTCGAAGTACACAAGCCCCGACTTGTAAGTATGGATCTTCACTGCGACAGGAGGCTGCTTTCGCAATTTCTAATCCATACTTGTCCCAAGACATTCTCATGAAGAACTTACCTCCGAAAGATGTTCAAGTATAAATTGAACTTCATCATCGGTAAGATCATTGCTTGTTGCTATATCCCTGCTGATGATTGAACTCACAGCAAGAATCATCTCTTCTGGACTATGACCATAACCCTCTAAAATCTCTTTGATCTTTTTGAGTCCAGGATTTGTTCGTTTCATTGTTATGGTTTCTGGTTTATTACGCTCAATTGCTAATTCAACTTCTTCTTTTGTTGCAATTGACTTTTCAATACCAATTCCTAGTGCTCCGATTGCACGACCCCAACAACTTGTTTCAAGGTTTTGGATTTCAGAACCTCGTGTAAATCCTGTTTTGCCAGGAAAATACTCTTGAGCAGTACCTACGCCAGGTCGTGGATCATCAGGAGTTCTATAGGCAAACGCTTTGCCGATAACAATTACCTGATCTCCAATGGTCTCGAATTGAATTGAATCCATTTGTAGAGATCCATTTGGATATTTCTCATAAAACAATTTAATGCGGTGTGGTACATCGACATAGTTTTCTAAACGCTTATCCATCATGCCCCCAACTATCTACTGGTTCCATTAACTTTTCAATATCGTCCATGCGATTTGCAAGATCCATTACCGTCAAAAACGAATCCCAAGCAATATCTGCATCAGTCACTATCCATACGCCAGTTCCTTCTTTAGTGATATGGATAATCGCCAAACCATCTACTTCTGGCATTGGCTTTTCTGATCCATCATCATCTAAATAAAAATCAGCATTTGCATAGGCACATAATTGCATTGCCATTTCGCCATAAACCGCAGAACTTGTTTTCCAGTCACAGAGATAAGTCTTGCCAGCTAATGGACCAGCATTGAACTTTAGAATTGCATCAAATGTTCCAGCATAATGATGGAATCTACTTGCTACAACTCTCTCTGTCAATACAGGTTCAACGTCATATTCATCTAACCATTGAATATATCCATGAACGTAGTCTGCAATCTCACTTGCGACTTCAGCTTCTCCACCGTGAATGATAGTTTCTGCAATTTTGTGAATGTCAGTCCCTCGCGCAGCAGCTTTATCACGCTCTGACCACGGAATTGATTTCAGAAATTGTACGGCTTCATCTCGACCTCTAGACATTAAATTGTCAAGATTTGGATAATTATCCGCTACATATTCTGCAACCATTTTTGCACTCCAATACATGAGTGCAGGTTTAGGCATACCACCACCTAAAAGCGTGGTTACACCTTTGACTGGTAAACCATCAAGAACATATTTATGTCCTCGCTTGGTTTCAATGCGTTCTAGTCCCATGCGCTTTTCAACTGTCTCTTAGTGAAGAAATTGGCAAGATCTCTTTCGTTGGCTTCAATCAAACGTGAATACCGAGAGGCAAAGTTATTGCTGATAGCAAATTGGTGCCCCCGACTCTTGATACCAATCTCCCATCTGAGTTTGTTAATCAAAAGATCTATTGAACAAATATCATGACCTGCATTTTTCCATTGCCGTGCAAGATCAACTAATTGCTCATAGATATGTGGATTCTCATGATGGAATTTATTAAATTGTTCATCAATTGGATCAGCCAATAGCGATAGTTGCTTTGACTCGAACCAATTCCTGGCGGTCTCTGACATGTTATGCCTTTCGTGTGAGTTGTGATGGTACTAATTTGTTACATTTAGAATTGACTGCCCAATGTGTCCAACCGGACCAATGATATTTGGCATTCAATGCTGCAAGAAATGCTACATCTTGGTAGATAGGTTCCCATTGATCTATAGACTTTGATTGTAGGTGCTTGACCAACTTCCTCGTCTTAGACTTTGGCATTCCATATTCCACTAATCTGTTGGCAACCATAAAAGATAAACCATGTCTCCATTGCTTATCTAAAAATTGCCATCGTCCTCTGGCTGAGGACTCATCTCCTACTGCTTTGTAGTTCCCTCTTGATTCATGATGGCTCACGCATGCTGCGTAAGCAATTTGATCTTTTGGAACTCTTGCTGCTGCGGTCTTGTAATCATATGCATTAGCATTTGGTTGTGATAACAAGAGGGCAGCAACGATTACCATGATCTTCAGATTTCCTCGTTCTGTCGACCAATAAGGACACAAAAAATAAACACATTCATTGTTAGCCTCCTAACTATTGTGTTAACCTTTTTGTTTGTTGTCTATCCATTCTTGCAATTTATCTTGAT